TTCCTCCCCCGTTCTCCTCATAGGCTGCTTTGATATTATCTAATCTCTCGGTGACGACTTCTTTCGCTGCCGTCATCGCGTTCCCGATAACCTCTTTTACTTTTCCGAATACGTTCGAGACAACCTCTGCAATCTTCCCAAATGCCGCTTTGATGGTCGCCCATAGTTTATTGACTGCGTTCCGGAACGTCTCGGAGTTTTTATATAAAGCGACAAATCCTGCGACAAGTCCTGCAACCGCTAAAACCACCCATGTAATCGGATTGCTCAACAGTGCCGCCGTGAATGCTCTGATTCCCGTTGTTGATGCTGCTGTCGCCGCTGTCAGTGCTCCCTGTGCCGTTGCCTGCGCGCCCGTCGCCGCTGTGCTCGCTGCTGATGCTGTGGCAGATGCCGCGTCTGCTGCTGCATCTGCTGTCGTTGCTGCTGTCTTTCCTGCCAGTTTCGCAATGACTTTCCCGACAATATCTCGCATACTCTTGTATGTATTGACCGCCGTCTTTATCCCCTGCCCCAACTTGCCTATTGCAATGGATGCAGGTGCAACTGCTGCCGCAAACAGACCCACCTTGATGATTGTCTGCTGCTGCCCCTCGTTCAGATTTCCGAACCACTCGCACAACATTCCGACCTTTTCGGAAAACTCCTCAATGATCGGAGTTGCCGATGTCAGTATCGTTTGACCAAACTGCATCACTGTGTTTTTCAACTCATTGAGTGTCAGTTTGATGTTATACGAGGTCGTTTTCATCTTGTCGAACGCCGCGTCTGTTGCTCCGGTCGATTCTCGCATCTGTCCGAGCGTACTGTTGAATGTGTCTGCGCTGTCTCCCAACAAAATGAGACCCGCTTTTGCTGCCTCTGATGAGGAAAACATGTCTGCCATCGTGAGATTTTGCTCTTTTGCTGCGCCGTCAACTATTGCAAGTACATCCGCGAGGCTCGAACCGCTCGCCATCAACTCGCTGAACGATTTTCCGGTTTTCTCTCGGAGAATCACGTCCGTCGTGCTGCCCGTTTTTCCTAACTCGTTGAGCATCGAGTTCATGTATGTCGTAGACTCTGCCGTCGCCACGCCGTTCGCTGTCATGATCGCATATCCGGCGCATAATTGGTCGAGTGCCACTTTGTTCGCATTCGCTGTCGGGATAACTTTACCCATTGCGGAGGATAACTCTGCAACGGTCGTCTTTCCGAGGTTCTGTGTCTGAATGAGCATATCCGAGACATTTGTGACCTGTTCTGCCTCTAATCCATACGCATTCAAAATCGTTGTCAGCAGGTCGAGCGTATCTCCGGATTCTGCGAACCCTGCCGTCGCCAGTTTTGTGGACTGCCGAACGAAATTGACTGCATCTCCGGTCTTTTGTCCTGCGCTGATGGCATTGTAAACATTATCAGCGATTTCTCCTGCTGCAATCCCCGTCTCATTCGACAGATCGACGATCGCGTCCTCCATCTCCTCCACAGACATTTCTCCGGTGTCCATAATCGTGGACACTTTGGCGATGGCATCCTCGAAATCAACTGCCATCTTTGCGGCACCCGTCGCAAATGCTGCAATGCCTGCCGACACCACCATCATCTTTTGACCGAACGCCTCAAGTTTCTGACCTGCCTTGTCGCATCCATTCGCAAAAGCATCGAGTTTATGATCTTTTAATTCCTTGTTGACCTGTTCGAGTTCGCCCTCCATCTCGGAGAGTTTTGCCTCTGCATTATTTGCCGCGACCGCCTGCTTGTTGAGAGCATTTTCTGTCTGATTGATCGAGTTTTCGCTCGTCCTCAACTCTGCCTCAAGTTTTGTCAGTTCCTCTTTGAGTTTCTTTGTTTCCTCTGAATCTTCCCCCGTCGCCTTTGCAGAGTTTTCGTAGGCTTTCCGTATTTCGTCGACTTTCGATTTCAGTTCGGCATGTTTGGATTTCTGCTCCGACAGTTTTGTGGAAAGTTTTCCGTATTGATCGCCTGTCGTCTTGACGATCTCTTTTTGCAACTTTATTTTATCTGATAACGCTCCGGCTTTTGCCTTGAGGATGTCGGTTTGAGAGCCGAATGTCTTTGCTTTTGCCTGCGTCGCTGTCCATTGGCTCGCCAGTGCTTTCGCCTCTTGAGCCATCGCTTTCATCGTCTTTTGATACGAGTTCGCATCTGCCGACGCTTTCACGCTTACATAAGCCATTCAGTTCCCTCCTCTCCTACTGTTTCTCGTTTACCGTCTTGATTGCAAATTTCAAGTAATCAAGCAACGCCACGATGTCAGTCTCAAGGCATTGACTGTATGAATTATTTAATAATTTTATTGCTATCTGAATCACTCGGTCGACGTTGTCCGAGCATACATCCCACAAACTCCGTTGCGATTCTAACTCGTCATAACCATTCTCTCGGTCATAATCATCAAACGCCGACTTTTCCTGCTCCACAGGTTCATCGTCCATCAATTCCAAAAATTTTGGAGTGATGATATCCTGCATCACAAAATGAATTGTTTTCGCTGCCGTCAGCACCTCGACGGCATCTGTTTCACCTAACTCCTCAAGTGACATCCTGCTGCCGAATATTTCCTGTGCGATCTTTTGGTTGAAAAACATCGCATCCGACAGTCTTTCGCCTCCGTTCTTTTCCATGAGTTCCGCATACTGCCGATATTGTCCGACTGTGATATGGTTCACGAAACATCTGTCCTCACCGCAGGCGATGTATATTTCCGGCATCACTTGACGACGGTAAAATTTTTCTGAATGTCCTCCATTTTCTTCTGTATCTTTCCGGCGATGTCCATGTCTACCATCATAAACTCGGTGATGATTTCATCCGCAGAAAGACCTTTTTTCCTGTCTTTCAGTTCCTCGATCGTAAACTGATTGTCATACAGACGGACAATCCACTCACACATCAACTGAATGTGTTCCCTCTTATAGCCTGCATTTGTTGAGCCGTTGATCGTCTCGGATGCGTCCAAATAGTCCATATAGTCGTCCGCGCTGATTTTCGGCATTGTATACTCTTTGTTGTCTATTGTGATTCTGTGCTGTGCCATGTTCTTTCCCTCCTGCTATCTTCTTTTATTATCCTGCTGCCTGCTCTTTTTCCTGCACCTTGCCGAACCAATCTGCGATCGCTGTCTTTGCGTCCGTGTGCTCCTCTAACAGATTCCCCTCGTCGACAACAATCTGATACTGTCCATCTTTCTGACGGTCATAGAAATCGCCCTTGATGGTGTTGCTCTTTACTGCGACCTTTTCTGCCTGTGTCTCAAATTCATCATCAACTCCCTGTCCGAACTTGCCGCAGTACAGCCATGTAAATTCATACTTTCCATTTCTGCGCTTTGTCCGAAATCCGAGTGCCAACTCCGGCGCAAGGTCATCTTTGCTTTTGACAAGGAATCCGTTCTCGTATAACTGACCGAATAAGAGTGCTCTATCCTGCGGCGCAAGCGTGGAAACCTCGATCTCGACCTCCGTTCCCTCGTATGATGTGATCGTGTCCTCCGTTCCGTCATCGGAATAGATTTTCTCGCTCGACCATTTATCCGAAATCTTTGCATTGATCGCCCTCGCCAATTTGACCGGAACATCTGCTGCATACGCTGTCTGTGTATTCTGCGTCAGTTTCGCAATATAAATATCACGCAATCCGCAATATCTGCTCCTCACGATCGTTTCAACTCCTGCTTTTACTGCATCTGCCATTTTTATTCCTCCATTTCTTCGTAAAACTTGTTGAATCTCTGCGCTTTCATGTAAATCCCATTTTGAGGCTCTGAATCGTCTGCATTTCTCGCCTCATAAAGAAATCCATGTTGTTTCATCAACTTCTTTATTTTCTCTGCCAGTGCGACCTCGTCTTTTTTTGAGAAGATCGTGACCTGCACTGCCTGCTCCGTTCCCTCGGCATCGTCATCCGAATGATCTCCCTCTGTTTCTCCCAAATCCCACAAGGTCACATGTGTTTTTTTTATATCTTTCCTATACCATCCCTGCACGACTTGTATTCCGGAATCAGACACCTCTTTCAATGCGTCGGATGCGTCTTTGATGATGTCTGCCATCGAATCACCCCACCGTCCTGTCTAAGAAATTTTGATACTCTTTTTCTGCTATGCTCTGAATCTGCCCCTCAACCGCACGTCCTGCCTTATAAATGAACTCCTGCGGAGGTCTGTCAACAGTTCCCCAATTTATGAATTTTACATAAAAGTGCTCGCTGTTATCTGATTTCGTCCATCCCACATCTGCCTCCGCTCGCGTTCCTCGCACCTTGACCTTTTCGATCGGCACAGCATTCGCCGCATGTCCGGTCGGATGTGACTTTGAACCGAATCCACGTCCGGAAAGTTCTTGATTCCTCGATTTTGGCATCTCTTTTGACATCGCTGTCTCAATCAGTGGCTGTGCCTGCGTGACAATGTTTTTATTCAGACTTTGGATTTCTTTTTCGGTCGCGCACTTCTCCAACGCTTTGACAAGTTCATCCAGTCCTTGAAATTCCATCTCAATCCGCATATTTCACCGCCTTTGTGTCACATTCTGACACCTTATGAAACACGATTGCATTTGAGCAGATACCGAGTTCCGTTTTCCGCAGGTGTCATCGCATAGATATTGAATGAATCCCCTTTGTAAATAACCGAGAACCCTTTGAGGTGCATCCACATCGCGTCTGTTTTTGCGCACCTCCTCACCTTAAAAACCGCAGTCTCCTCAAGCGATTGCTGCAATGCCGCATATTTTTCTGTTGAAAGCAGATCGGAGACATCGCACCAACATTTGAAATACTCCTCTGATTTCGTCTCATTCCTGCCGTCCACTACCTCCGAGGTGTCTCTCATGATAACGATTCTTCCGGTCATTTCTTTCCTCCATACATTTCCTTGAGTAACATCGAGGAGACTGCTGCCTGCAATTTCTTTCCCTCTTTTCCGTATTTCTCACGGTTGTCGTAAAGGTCTTTCACACATACCAAAATGAGCAGGTGTTGACGTGGCGTGAGTGTCTCCATGCTGAAATTCGGAATCAACTCCGTCATCTCTGCAACGGTCACATCAAACATCAATTCAATGATGTCCTCGTCGTCGTCATAGTCGATATGATTGTATTTTTTGCATTCAGAAATCAGTTTTACTCTCTGTTTCTGTCTCTCCTCGTCTGTCACTGCATCCACCCACTTTCCGACAGGACAGTCTTTGAGGCGACTGCTCTTTTTCTCTTATCCCTGCACCGTCTCCGTGATGTTCCCCTTGATGACTGCTGCCTCGTCAACAGGCCGCACGTCAAAACGATCTCTCACCTTGATTCCGGTCATGTCTTTCTCCCACAGTCCTGCCGCCTTGTCATTCATGTCGATTGTGATGACATTGCGGTCGAACAGAGTGACCGCCTCTTTCAGATCGCCCATATAAACGGGATGCTTGTATCCTGTCACTTTTTCCGATGCGTTCTTAATGATCTCGCTCTTGATAACCTTGTTCGACACCTTGATGATCTGATACTTTCCAAACAAAAGCATCTGCGTCGGCTGCGTGGGATTCGGCTGCAAAATATATTTCCCGTCGCTGTCCTTGAGTTTATCAAGGTAATTAAATCCGCTCTGATTCGTGATAACGACTGCACTAAGCGCAATCGCAGGCTCAAGGCTCACATTGAAAACATCCTTGAGGCTGTCGATCGAGGAAATAACAACCTCTTTCCCTG